GTTAGGCTGACGGCTTTTATTTTGTCCGCTATTCTGCAAGTAAGCCGCATATCTTGCAGTGCGCGCGGATTTAGGAAGATTTTCCTTGTCGAACCTCAGTTTGTGTTTTTGCATAAACTGAGCTTTCGAGAGCTTCGTTTTTTGATAAGGAACCATCATTAAATTTTTCATTCTGTTTAAAAGAGTTGAGAAGTTGAATCATATTATGATTCTCCTCCACAACTTCTTTTAAAAACCGTCCTCCATCCAAAGAATGATTTAATGTTGGGCTCGCACTTTCATTGCCAAGCCAAAATGTATATATTACTTCCATTCTAGATGGTAGTCCTCTCTTCGCCAGGGATGTTAAAAAATCACCATGTACGGATGAGGCTTTAAGTAAATTCAACAAATATTGCCTTATGGCATTAAAAAGATCAACATCATTCCATGCTAATAACATTAAAGAATAAGCTTTTGTGGCTTCTATATCTGGGGCTTTCCCAGGATCTTCAATGTTGTGAACCAATGCTGTATAAATACGATTGGAATCATAAGCTGGAAGAAAATGATTATCAAATAAAACGACCTTAGCACCAAGGAAGGTCATTCCAATGGGCCCTTTTTGAACCTTAAACGCAGATTGTTTCACAATTAAATTAAATTGTAAATACAACTGGGTTATAAATGAACCATCAGCTAAAAAGTCCCATAATTCTTTGGAATAACTTTTAAGGATGTCATCTCCATATATATCTGACCAAGTAAAAAAAATATCACTTAGTTCATTGTATAATTTGGAGGAATCTGGATACTGTAAATCAGGATTTATTTCCATGATAGCATCACTATATTCATTTATTATTACATGTCCAATACAATTATCAGTAGTAGTAGTACCAGATCCAGAACAGTTGGAAGCTCCAACTTTTTGAACAACATCTCCATTTGGCATTAAAATTTTTGACTCTAATGTGTTTTTGATGGTCCATTGTAGTTCCTTTTGGTAACTAATTGGGCATTTTAAAAATGCCTTTCGGATCTCGTATATTTCTTTCATAACTGAAAGACGACGATCCCATCCTGATATATCGCATTCCATGAATACAAGTTCAAGTAGGTCCCTAATAGGGTCGAAACCACGCTTATTATAGTGTTCTTTAATCATAAGATCAAAGCCACCATGGTGGAAATCAATACCATATCGTATACCTTTAGGTTTGCACCTCTTCAAATTTTCATCTTGGGGACCAAAAAAGGTCTTCTGCCAAAATAATAAATGAATGGGCGAAGGTAAAAATGTTCGGATTTTCCCATTAACACGAATATCAAAAATTGATAAAAATTCATGTTTTGGAACTCCTCTCCACCAAGTGATTTTATCAAATGGTGCATCAACATATTCTTTGTAGAACCAAGGTTGACTTAAAATATCAGCTTTAGTTTTACAACTAGAAATTTGCGGAAAAGGAAAAGATGCAGATGTATCCATTGTAAAAATTGGCATAACATCCGGATCCGTAGCAAAATACGGTTCAAACACATATTTCAAATTTTCTATTACACCCTGAAATACTTCAGGATGAGTTAAATTTTG